AGTACTGAAGTCCCTGAACCTAAGTTGTTCCTCATTACCTTCGACTGGCTCGTTGCCAACAATACCTTCTCCGGTCAGTGGCAGACGAATGCCGAAAGTAATCTTGTCTCCCTCACCCTTTCCCAACTCCGTCCTTATCTGGACAATGTCATTGCTTGACTTGCCAGTAAGAACGTTGAACTCCACGGCAGGAAGAATGAGCTGAAACAGATCCCTAGCCCAACGCTTTCTGGTCAAAGCGTCATTCGTCAGAAATCTGGTCTTAGGAACAGCTGCCATTTGTTTTACTCCTTTTAGTCAAGTTCACCACTAAGATATTTCTGGTAGATTTCAGCAGGAACCTTCCCAAGCTCATCTTCATCCATCTTGTCGATTCTGTCAGCAGTCCAGCCAGAAGTCTTTACGCCCCCACTACCGCCCCCAAGATTTGCGATACTCCCTGGAGCCTTAGCAGGCTCTTTGGGTTTCGGGGTTTTGGGTTCACCTCCTGTATCTTTCTCAGATGGTTTCTCTCCATCGTCCTCTGGCGTGGCATACTTAGGATGATACTCCTTTATCAGCTTGTACATGTACTTGTACGGATTGGGCAGGCTCCATACAGACAGTTCAGCTTCAAGCAGAACCTCGTTGACATCTCTACGCTGTTCAGAAGCAACCTGCTCTGAGATAGCTTCGAGGATATCATCGAAGTGTTCCCTGGTGCAAACCTCAGTGATGTCACTATAAGGTTCAGTGAAAGACATCGCCTCAACCAGGGTGTCTAAAGCTGGGCCCTTAACTTCTCTAAGGGCCACCATTGTGTCCTGGAGCTCCTCGATCTTTGTGGGTTCAGGTTCAATTACATTTCCCTCATCATCGACTACTGGAGATTGTCCTTTCTCGAGTCGCTCCAGCTTACCTTTCATAGCCGCCATATCACGCTTGTTACCACGAAGTAATTGTCTTAAGTCTCTTACCTCGTCGTCAGCCGTGTAAGCAGGTTTCTCAGGAGGCTCTTCAGCAAGTTCAGCTTCTGCTGGTTCCTCCACGACCTCCTCAACAGGAGTCTCCTCAGGAGCTTCCTCTGGAGGTGTGACATCTGCCGGCGGTTCATCGACAACCTCGTCAGTCTTTGAAGCCTCAAGCGCTGCAGTCAGCTCATCAATTTCATCTTCATCATCGAGCTCAGGAGCAGTTTCTTGCGCTTCCACGGGAGTTGGTTCAGCCATAGCCTACTCTCCTTTCTTGGATTCCTTAGCCTTGCTAGCACTAGCCTCGGCTGCAATCCTCTTAATGTCTAATTCTTCAGCCTTCAGAGCAAGCTCTGCTTCCTGAGCTTTACGAGCCTGTTCGGCTTGTTGCTCGTAGAAAGCTTTCACTCGCTGCTTGACGCTGTATGGTATGTTAGCATAATCCAGAATCAGATCCGGCGGAATAGATCCTGGGTTGTTCTGAGCAAAATCTACTAAGATCTGAGCTATGGCCAGATTAGTAGACGCTGTCTCTACTGTTTCGTCTATAATCATATCAAACTCACTAGCAGACAGATCGTTGAATCCCTCTACTTGTGGGTTTATTTGAGTATTGACCTCCATAAGTTGGGCACCCTTCTCACCTTCAATCCTGACAATCTGGGGCCAAGTTACGTATTGCTGAATGAGGCTGAGCAGAAGTCTACCTGACTGAAGCCTACTATCTCTGAAGTTATCAAAGAGAGTGTATAGTACAGCCAGTCCCTGTTCTTGCCTCATTCGGACTGATATTCCAGGCTCACGAGAAGTAGTCTGAATACCCATCATAGGATCTTGAATGCCAGAGCCGTCCTTCATTGCTTGAGACATGGCTTGGTCAAACGTCTGATATATTGGAGAAATAGAAGGCTGACTCTCGAACCTGTATTTCTCGATGCCTCCCTTGTTAACTTCTAGGTGGAAAGTAGGATCAGCGCTTCTCTCCTCATACTCTTCGATATTGGCTATGACTCCGACTTCGTGAACCAGCAATCCTTTAGGAAGGGTCTGGAGCAGGTGGGACAACTGCCGCCTCATAGTGTTGATAGCCCTCTGAGGGTCTTTCATTACAGTGATAACACTAAACCAGGCATTTGTGTCAGCTGCCTTATATGCACCATACAGAACTGCTGGAAATCCCTCCCAATTATAAGGACTGTCATCGTGCTCCATCTCATATGGGCCGGAGAATATAGAATATTTTACCTGGGGAGCCCACGCTGCTACGCCCATTAAGGGTTCATCTGTCTGAAAGACTTCACCATCTCCAAGATCGACACCCTCCTGTATAAGGTTTTGGAACTTGGTGAACTCCCCAGGTGTAAGCTTCTCCTCTTTGCCTGTCATAGGATTTATGAACCAGATGACTCGTTCATGCTCTCTGTACCAACACTCGACTACCCTGTATTTCTCCTTGGATTCATTCCAGAATGCAGGAGCATCCCCTGCCCTTCCACCAGGACTTCCTTTGATAAGCTCTGGATTTAGGTCTGGCCAGTACCTCTTGATCTCTTCCTCAGTCAGCCATTGGTCGAGGAATATATACCGAGCATCACTGAGATCGTACTCTATAGAGTCGGGGTCTATAAGGAAATGGTCTCCTGGAAACCTCTTAGACATTAACTTCGGCTTGAAAGGATTGGACTTGTCGATGAAGAAGTACAGTAGACTTCGTCCACTCTTGACCGTATGATCGAAGCAATCAAGCTCCTTTCTCAATATCTTCATTTGGCGCTGATAGTGCTTGAGAACACCATTCATAAGCTCAGTTAATGGTTCATCTTCCTTACCAGCAGGTACCAATTCGCTCTCATACTTAGTCTGAGCAGCTAAACCAACAAGCATATCTATCTTTGGCTTGATCTCGTTGTAGGTAGTAATTGGTCTATTCTGAGACTCCAGTTCTTCCTTAACTTCCCTGGTATCCTGATCACCAGCATAGAACTGATAGTCCTCTAGAGAGGTAGTTCTGTAGGTTGTCTCTGGGAGGGAGTTCTCAGCGTAGCCTAGCCAGTCATGAAGCTTCTGAAGCCTTGGATTCTTAGCCAAGTGGTCTATTGATTGGTCTCTTGCGTGTTCCATCAGATCTCCTATTTAACCATCCAGGCATTAGCACCATATCTTCTTGGTTCTCTGCGCTGTTTTGCCTTTCTCTTCTGGAATGCCCTTCCCCAGAGTCTATCCTCAAGACCATAGAAATACTCAGTTAGGCCAAGGGCATCTGCTATATTTGGAGAGGGAACGCCTCTTACCTTCATCTTTTTCTTACTCTCTACTACATAAGCACCACTGTTATTAAACTCGTATGTGGGAGAAGCTAGCTCATTACACAGTTCATCTGACATCTTCCTCTCGCCAGCAGTAGTTCCTGGGAAGGAATAGAGCATCTTCATGCACTTCTCACGCATCATAAGCCAGAGTTCATCCCTGAGTCTGTGGTATATCTTAGCATCACTGGAGGACTCAGACACATTCACTTCATGACAGAAGTCTCTACCACCAGGCTTACGGTAAATGTAGTCAGCAACTCCAGCTCCAATGCCAATAGCATCTATACCAATCCCAGATGCCTCATTCTCTCTGAATGTAGCAAGGATGATGCTAGCCAGATCCATTGTGTTCATTCCCTGAAACTCGTCCCAAGGATATATTCTAAGTCCCTTGCGTGGCAGGATGACACTCCTATCTTCCCCATAACGAGCAACGTCGACTCCGAGGTAAAGTAGTTCCTCTTCGGACACCTCAACTGGATTGTCGATACACTGGATAGCCCATGCCAGAGGAATAAGGGTTCTTTCGTCCTCCAATGGAGGTTCCCCTGCAACACGAATCCTGAATACATTGCTTTCTTCTCCGTACTTGCTAAGCATAAAGTCTACATAGTCTCCACCAACATTTGTAGACTCCCTTGAATCCCAGTGTAGTGTCTGCCACCTGTGACTGATCTCAGGATGAAAGTGAGTATCGTAGAAATAGCCAACATTCTTAGTCATATTCCCTATTAAGAGAACTCTATTATCCTCCTGGGTCATAGCACCCTCAAGAGGAATATACACAGGATCTGGGATACCCGATGCCTCATCAGCAATGATCAGCAAGTGGTCTCCATGAAAACCAGCAAGGGTCTCAGCTTGTTCTTCTTTACTGGCTTTCACAGAGGGACTTACTGCTCTGCACCACCACTCCTTCGGAGAGTCCTTATGAAACATCTTATCTTTCTGAAGGATAAACTCCTCAGAAAGTCTACTGTTCCTGAGCCATTTAGACAGCTCGCTCCACAGAATATCAGATAACTGCCGAGCGGTAGGTGCAGTACAAACAACCTTGGGATAAGGCCTTGTTGACATAAACCAGAGTATAATCCAGGATGCCGTTGCATCCTTACCAGTCCCATGACCACTCCTTATAGACATTCGCCTTGTCTTGGCAAAGTTCTTCAGAGCCACGGCTTGTTGGTCTGTAGGAGTTACATCAATACAGTCATTCACAAACAAGAGCGGGGACTTCCTCCACTCTTTCAGTTTTGTCTCTATGTTCGAAAAACCTTTCATAACAATACCTACAAGGACAGTCGGGGTAGTCTGGCCTGAACAAGTCTAATATTTTCTTAAGGAATTCCATGTTCTTCAATAATTGGAAGTATCTTCCTAAGAAGATTCCTCATTTTCAAGGGCGGTGGAGGATTACCTCCAAAGGCAAGAGGCGCATCCGGTGACAGCATTTTGCCTCCAGTTGTCATATATTCATCAAAGGCTCTAGCCCATTGCTCGTGAGGGATCAGCTCATACAACATTTCACCTTCACGAGGGTAATCTTTCATTAATCCGGCCTTTCCAAAACGGTCAAATGCTTCACCTCCACCAGGAAGCCTTCCCCACCACTGTGTAGGCTTTCTAACCATAGACCTTCTTATTGCTTCCTCGCCTCCATGACCCACTTCATGTCCTACCCATCTGTGCAGACGATGTGCAACATTTTGGCTTCTAGGATTTAATAGGACAGTTCCTGGTTTGTGGTAACTCTGAAATGGTGCACCTCGTGTGAACCTAGGCTCCCACATACCACCTAGATGTGCCAAGGCTGGTCTACCCTCTTCCTTGGCTATCTGATTCATTATTCTCCGAGACATATATCTTACATCTTTGACGTAATCAAGAATAGACTTTGGAATTCTTTCCAATACATCCTCAAGCTTCCCCAGTCTACTTCCAGTTAAGACCTCTCCACTAACAGGATTCCATTCTAACCTCTTAAGTATTTTTTCTGCAGTAATACCAGGCATCAAGAAGAAGGATTCAGGAGCAA